CTGAACCTTCAACACTTATATTATACTACTTTTGAATGGAAAAACCAAACGTATTACGTACTTTTTTTGTGAAGTGTTCGTTTTTTAGTCTCCCCTCTCAGATTCGAACTGAGATTCACACTTTAGAAGAGTGTTGTTCTATCCCTTGAACTAAGGAGAGGTAAGTGATAGTTTTTCATTACTCAAAACTTTAAGAGAAACACCATGTGTTAATCACGAAACAATAATCACTTTTTATTGTATGAGCATACGTTCTCATTATAACGACAAAGGCTATAATCGTTACGATTCACTAAGTGTGGCCATCACATAGTAACTAACATTTTATTGGGTGACCTATGGGACTCGAACCCATGACCTTCAGAACCACAATCTGACGTTCTAACCAACTAAACTAAGGCCACCATGTTACCATAATTCCATCCACAACCTCTATTATGGTATCTAAACTCATTACAAAATTAACGGATTCTGCCTGGATGGTTTTGTAATAAACAATTTTTTAATATGGTTGTAACGTTACCAACGCAGCTCACTAATACTAATTTGCAACTTACTAATAGTGATTACTCCGAGATTTGGATTGCAATTTTACTCTATCTTCTACGGCTGTATAATAGATACCATTGGATAATTTATTTATCCTTTGGGTTTAGTTTTTCTTTTAATTACGCAAAATTTATTTGCTTTTTGGTTTATAAGAGACTGTTGTGTATTCTTCACCTTCAAAAGCATGACATTGAACATTATAATCAGAAGCACGTGCATTTTCATTAAATAAACGAGAAACACCTTTAATACCTAAAATTCCATCTTCTAATTGATAATAAGACGTACTAGTTGTATATCCTACATAATATTCGAGATTTACATTTGTGGCTAAAATTTTTTTATATTTTATTAAAAATTCAGCATCATAAATGCTATAAAGTTTTTCTTCAGAATTATTGATTAATTCTATCGCTTCTTTTACTTTCATAAGATTTTAATTTATTTGTCTTTAATTATTCTAAATATTCTATTTCAAATTTACTTTTTGGAATTAAGCCACTATATTTATATCCTAATTCATTAAATTTTAATTCAGGGAATGCATTAGGAAATTTCTTTAAAATAGAATGAAATCTTCTAATAGAAATGTAAATAGTATCTTCTCCATTATTCACATTAAAAGGATCAGAATTATTTAAATATACTTTACCCACCGAAGATAAATTGCTATTATTTCCGTAAGGTTTATAATATAATCCAGTAGGAATATGTTTTACTCTATGAGGTTTCATATCTGTACTTTAATTTAAGTTAGAGTTAATTTGATTAAGAATACTGTTAATAATGCTGTCTAACTCAGAAAATGCGTCAGACGACATTAATCCACTGTTATTTTGCAAACAAGTATTTAAATCTTGCAGCTTCTCTTTTATTGATACAAGTAATTCTTTAGCCATCTTATTAATTTTTTCATTGTAAGTGCTCAGAATGGGATTTGAACCCATACAGACTTACGTCCAAGAGATCCTAAATCTCTCATGTCTACCATTCCATCATCTGAGCGTTTATGTGGTATACTAATACCACATAATTTATTTATGGTTGTTACGTTACCAACGCGACTCACTAGTACTAATTCGCGACTTAGCAATAGCAATTACCCCGAGATTTGGAATATACAATTACTCTATCTTCTACGACTGTATGATAGAAACCTAATTAGTTTAGGATACTCTGGGACCTTAATATTCCCACATTTTGCATACTCTTATAATACGTTATATGTTAATAGTATGCGAAAAACATATACACGCCATATTTATGTGACTGGGCACTTATTAAACCTACATATACTAATTACGTTTTCTTTAAATATGTAATAGCACTTTCTAATATAGAAATATTATCTTTAGCCATACCTAATAAAGTATTACATTTTGTACATAATAATCCTCTAACCTTATTAGTTTTATGACAGTGATCTACAAATGCTTTATTGCTATCTGAAAATTCTTGGTCACAAATAGCACATTTGTTATTTTGCTTTCTGAACATGCTATAATATTCTTCAGCACTCAATCCGTATTTAGTTTTCTTCTGATATAATCTATTAAGTTCTTTTTCATTTTTCTTATTTTTTGCTCTATATGCTTTATAGCATTCATTACAACAAAACTTCCCCTTTCCTAATCTAATTTTAATGTTAAGTTCGGAAAATTCCTCTCCGCAGTTTGAGCAAACAATAATAGAACGAGTTCCAGATTTACCTTTAGATTTTATTTTCATATAGTCTTCTCATTAAAGATCGAAACTAAATTATGTGGAATAGGCCATACGCCATTACAATTAGACGACGAGAAGGATAAGATTGAGTGCACATGTCACTGTTTTGGTGTGAAATACCATTGTGCTCCCAACGGGACTTGAACCCGTGACCTGTATTTTATAAGAATACGACTCTAACCAACTGAGCTATGGGAGTAAAAAAAAGGCCTAAAATAGATTTTAACTATTGACTTTACTTGTATGCAGAATTGGATAACCAAAACATCTTATACTTTCAAGAAAGCTATCTGCCGATAGTCAATGGTGCACTGCATATTCCTGCTTAGTCCTTAAATGTTTGAATTTGTACTCGGAATGGGATTCGAACCAACACGGACACAATGTCCAAAAGATTTTAATATCTTTCATGTCTACATTTTCATCATCCGAGTATTTTTTATTGAGAACGTTACAAGATTCGAACTTATATCTTTCTATTTTAAATAGAGTGTTTTACCACATTTTAAACTAAACATTCTAATGACAGTTTGATACTTTGTATCTAAGGGTAACTTTATCACCTTTTAAAACTTTCATCTCTGCCATGTAAGACTATTTTATACGTTGTAAATAATAGAATTTCACTTCTATGAAAGTACGATTTTACAACATTTATAACTATTGCAAACTTTAAATTATAACTATCAATTAATTTATGTATTCATTTTGACCCACCTTAATTAAGATTTCACATATTATAAATTTAATTGTGGTATCACCAAGAATCGAACTTGGGACACATGGATTTTCAGTCCATTGCTCTACCAACTGAGCTATGATACCATTCTGTGTGGCTAATAACTATTTAAGCATAGCCACAATGTTTTATTATTAACAACAAAAAATATATTCTATAAGAAACCTGATTTATTTCTTCTTTGGTGCAGGTTTTGGTTTTGCCTGCGGTTTCGGAGCAGGAGTTGCTTTGTACACATAAATAATTTTAGGTTTCTTTTCCAACTCAACACTGAAATTTTTAATCTGCGTTTCCATTTTATTCAGTTTTTCATTAATCTCCTGCGTACTCTTTTTTTCATTATTAATGATGACTGTTGTAATGTTATTCAATTTATTAGCAATACATTTACAAGCAGGATCGTGAATAATATGTTCGTTCCCCTCCGTTTTGAACTTTACGTATTTATGCCCATCAAAGTCAAATTTAAAAGTTGAACACTTCATTGTATCTGTAACCACCTTTGATTGGTCTACCTCTTCAACATTTTCCAAATTGCTCTTATTGTTAATAAGAGAATTTAGTCCAATTAGAAGTAGAGCCACAACAGAGGCAAAAACAAACAACACAATATAAAGAGATGTTTTACTACTAAAATCCTTGTTACGGAAAAAATTCACAATTTTTTTCATTTTATTTTACTATTTTACATTACTATTTACTTTGACATCAATGCATATTCTTGTCGTCTACGAATAAAGTGACCAGGTTCTGACGCTCGAGCCGTTTTAATGGCCTGAAGCATATACTCATAATCCTTTTTGTTAACTTTACCATTCTTGTCAAAACGACATTTTTTTAAACGTTTCCAAAATGCTGACTTTTGAATGCCTGCTTCTCCGCAATTATAAACCAAACTTACAAAACCGTCAAAAAATCCTTGTGTGACTTTAAAGTTACTGTCAATTTGATTCAGCAAACGACGTGCAGTTGGAACATAGGTTTTATTCAAGTCTTCAATAAGAAGGCGCTCGGCTTGTGCTTTTGTAATCCTAAACGGAGTTTTATCACCCGGGAAAATCACATGTCCATAACCGATTGTGTAAAACTTTTCTCTTTTCCCCGTCTTTTTATTACAATACTTATACGCAGTCAATTCACAACCTTCGTACTTCTTAATGATTTCAACACACGCATTAGAAATATTATATGGCTTTTTAATACCAACAATATCTGTTACTTTTGAATCATCACTCACAATATAAGTGTTTCTAAATTCTTTCAAGAATTCATTATATTCTTCTGAAATTATATCCAATGAATCACCATCAAAACCAACGATTTCGTTTCGTGTTGATTGAGCAACAATTACATTTTCAAATTTTGGTTCTTCTTGTTTTTCTTCTTTATTACAAGAGAGTAACGCAAAAGCACAAATTGAACAAACAGCAATAAAACTATTTCTCATACGCCATAATTTACAAGGTTTACATTTAAAATATTAATTTTTCATTACTTTTTTTTTGCATCAAAGAAACTTGTTATGATAACAAGATTGCTTACATTTGTATTATACTAATACATCGTATAATTTCCAAATGTATTAACATTTTTTTGTTGTCGCATCAGGGGTCAAACCTGAACTAACAGAGCCAAATTCTGCCGTGCTATCATTACACCATGCAACATTTTAACATCTACTGATTAAATATTTTTTTTTGAAAAGTCTGAATAAATTGAAGAATTTAATCAGAAAGATGTATCGTAGCGGAAGCGGGACTCGAACCCGCACGGACGCAATGTCCAAGGGATTTTAAGTCCCTCGTGTCTACCATTCCACCATTCCGCCAAATAATAAATAGTTCAAAGAACGTTTTTTGTTTGTCTTACGTTTATATTATACTACAATACTTCAATATTTCCAAATCTATCTTGTATTTTTTTTGTAAAAATGATAGGTATGTGACAATCTGTTACACACATATCATCATTCATTAATTATTTTTTGAAGCTTGGTTGTAGTCCTTTATTATTTTCCATTTTTGGTACACCATAAAACATACATTTCATATCAATAACGTTTGAAACATCCCATTTAGAAAGATCGCAAGTAAATAGGTTTGCATAATAAAACATCCAACCCATGTCCTTAACCTTTGACACATTCCATTTAGAAATGTCACCATTGAATGAACTTGCACCATTAAACATGCCACGCATAACCCTCACTTTCGATACATCCCATTTGGAAAGGGTCGAGTTAAATTTCTTAGCTTTGTAAAACATAGCATACATATTGGTAACTTTTGATACATTCCAATTGGAAAGGTCTGCATTAAACTCAGGATTATATCTAAACATGTTACTCATGTTTGTCACGTTCGATACATCCCACTTGTCGATTTTAATGTTTCCAACATACAAACCTTCAAATAGCTCGGACATATCCGTAATCTTTGATGTATCAATAAAGTTCAAATCTGCATCAGGACCTTGACGTTCAAGTTCCTTCTCAATTATATTACGAAGTTCTTCTTTTGTTTTAGGTCTGAACTTGTTAGAGTTCTTCACATTATTCACAAAGTTGAATGTTTCTTTTTCTTTATCAATAATCAAAGAAGAGAATCGATTTAAATATAATCTTACTAATTTTTCTTTGGCACAACGTAGACGTTTGCATATATTTTGTTGAGATGTACCTAATTTTTTGGCCAATTCACATTGCGTTGAATCAGTTAGCAAAGATTGATACATAATTTCACCATGTAAATGTGTCCAATTTGATGCAATGTCATCAACAAAAGCTGTTTCGACTTTTAACTCAGAATTAATAGAATCTGAAAACGTTTGCACACTTAATCTTTGTGCCTTAGTTAAGCTGTCAAAACCGTGACCTGATAAGATAAAGGCTTCACCATTGGATTGTCCAATTTTTTCATCCATATAAGATACTTCTCCAATGCCAACTGACAAACGCACATCCAAATCTTTATTACCTAAATCAATAGATGATTTTCTAAATCCTGCTCTAATTAAAAGTGCCACAAGCAATGCTTGTTTAGGGTCTTCAACAAGAACTTGAAAACTATCACCACGACTAATTTCTACTTTACATTTAGCGCAATATAAACTTATTTCAGTGATTAAATCATTGATAAGTTTAGGCAACTTTCCAAACTCATTTATTTTAGTAGAGCCAACCACATCTCCTGTAATTACACCTTTCATTTTCTCTTTTTATTTTCATAATACCACCAAAAACAGTTATTTCCAACAAATACAACCTTTTTTATTTGTCATTTAAGAAATATTTTAACTATTAGTTATTTTTGGATGTAATTCTTTTTTATTTTCCATCGGAGTTTGTACAAACATATCTTCTAACATTTTAGCATCTGAAACACACCATGTCGAAAGGTTAGATTCGAAATTAATTGCACCATAGAACATACAATTCATAATAACAGCTTTTGATACCTTCCACTTGGAAAGGTCAGAATTGAAAGATTTTGCACGAGCAAACATGATAAACATATCATTAACCTTTGACACGTTCCACTTGGAAAGATTAGAGGTAAACAACTCTGCGCCAAAAAACATACCACTCATATCCGTAACGTTTGATACGTCCCATTCCGAAAGGTCAGAATTGAACTTGTTCGCCTCGTAAAACATTCCGTGCATATTCGTAACGTTCGACACATCCCATTTTGAAAGGTCAGAGGTGAAATGCCAAGCACAATAAAACATACCACTCATGTTCGTAACGTTTGATACGTCCCATTGGTCAATCTTTATATTCCTAATCTCTAAACCTTGAAATAAATCGGACATATCAGTAATCTTTGATGTGTCAATGAAGTTCAAATCTGCATCAGGGCCTTGTAGTCTTAATTCAGCCTTGATTATCTCTCTAAGTTCATTTTTTGTTTTAGGAGAAACTTTCTTAGAGCTATTTACATTATTTGTTTCCATATATTATATGTTGTTTATTTAACAGTTAATAATCTATTTTGTTTCTTATGTTCGTTTAAATAATCAATTAGGTATTGCACATCATCGTGAACTGCCTCTCCAAGGAATGTATCGTAATTTGGGACGTTTCCAAAATATAATAACTTTACTCCATGCTTTTCACATAAGGCTTTCTTTCGTTTGTCTCTTTCCAAAGTAATTTTAAATCCTTTATCACCACCAAAATATTTAACAGGAAAGAAATGTTGCTTTCCTTGACACTCAATACCGACATTATAATCAGGCAAGTAAAAGTCTAAACTCTGCCTCCATAACCAATTAAAACGTTTCTGATAATCATAAGCAATTTCATGTTCATCTAAGTAATTCATCATACTACGTTCCAAATGACTTAAATTACATTTTGGACAACCTTGGCCATTAGTGTGATTAGAAGGATTTTGCAAAAATTCACCATGCTCTTTACAAATGATACACACCTTAGTAACACTATTTACATAATCCACCTTTGAATAATCATATTTATCACCATGAACTTCATTAGCTTTTTTAATAAATTCATCTTGGGATAAACGTCTTGCCATGCCACTACATTTTGGGCATCCACAACCTTTCATATGAGAACTTGCTTCTTGCAAAAATTCACCATGTTCAGGACATATAATACAGACCTTAGTAAGTGCATCAATATATTCAACTTTTGTGTAATCATATTTATCACCATGAACTTCATTAGCTTTTTTAATAAAATCAGATTTTGATGAACGTCTATTGTTAGCGGAATCTATCAGGCTACATTTAGGGCAACCACTGCCATTTAAATGACTATTAGGTCTTTGCCAAAATTCACCGTGCTCAGGCTCACTACAAATGATACAAACTTTGGTAATAGCGTTCTCATACTTCACCTTAGA